AGTGGCATTCCCACGAGTTCACGGCGAAGCGGGCGATCAAAACATACGAGGAGGCGATCGAGTATGCGCGTACTGTTCCTGTCAGTGAATGATTGGGCGAATGCGGGCCGACTTCTGGCCGAGGCCCTGGTTCGTGTTGGGGTGGATGCCGTTTCCGCCTCCAGACACCAGCACGGGTACAACTACAGCTTAAAGAACGAGCTATGGACGACAACGCTCGAGGTGCAGGATCTGATCAATCAGGCAGAGGTGGTTGTAATTATGCACAGCGAGTCGTTTGCCGGCGTCGACCTGACCGGAAAGCGATCGGCTATTTTCTGCGGAGGGACGAGGTATCGACAGTTTGCCGAAAAGCTGAACACGGAGATGTTCAACGAGCGCCACGACATGCACCTCATCCAGACAGCGGACCTTCTGGACCGTGGGACGAAGACCGAGCATTGGATCATCCCGCCGGTGGACACGGACGCCCTCCAGCCCAAATACAAAGAAGGAGACGGGCAGCTCATCTTCGGCCACTATCCGAGGAACTTAAAGTATAAAGGGTCCAGAAACCTGCTTCCTGTTCTTCGACGGATGGAACAGAAGAATCAGCTGGTGCTCCGGTTCAGTGCCGAGAAAGCAAAATGGCCGGAAAATATGGAGAGGATGGGGAGGTGCGATGTGTACGTGGAGAGGATGAGCCTCCAAAGAGGACCGTGGCATACGGGAATCTGGGGAATGACCGCCCTCGAGGCGGCGGCCCTCGGGAAGATTGTGATCACGAACGATCTGCACCGGGAACGATATGAGGCGACCTTCGGGCCTTGCCCCCTGGTTGTGGCCAACTCCCCCAAGCAGCTGGCGAAGGAGTGCTCTCGGCTGATCCGGATGCCTCTCGAGGAGATCCGGGCCCTCCAGATGGAGTCCCGCCGGTGGGCCGTTGAGACGCATGGATACGAGGCCGTTGGAAACAGGCTCAAGGAGGTCCTCGAACTATGAGCTATTTCACCTACGAGGAGTACAAGCACATCCTGGATATGATCAAGGCGTGCGGCTACACCTTTGGGGGGTACCACGAGATCCTGGGCCTCCCATCCCCGGCCTGCCTGGTCCGGCACGACCTGGACCTGGAGATTGACAAGGCGTTTGTGATGGCCGAGATCGAGGACCAGGCGGGGATCTCGACGACCTACTGCGTGATGCTCCGGTCGGCGGCCTACAACATTTTTTCCAGCGAGAACACGAAGCTCCTCAACGCGATCCTGGAGAAGGGGCATCATCTGGGTCTCCACTTTGACTGTGGATCCTATTCTGAGACCTCCACGGTGGAGGAGCTGGCGGACGCCTGCCGGGTGGAGGTCCGGATCCTGGAGGACTGGATCGGGCACACGGTTCGGGTGGTGAGCTACCACAAGCCGACGGCCCTCGTCCTGGCCGGCACGGAGGAGATCAGCTACCCGTTGCCCCATACGTACATGGCCAAGTACATGAAGGAGATGACCTACCTGTCGGACTCGTATGGGTTCTGGAGGGTCTGTCACCCGCTACACTCGAAGGCGCTGCGGGAGAAGACCTCCATGAACCTGTCGATGCACCCGATCTGGTGGAGTGCGAAGGAGAAGTCCTCCCTGTATTGCCTGACCCAGGCGATGCAGAGAAAGAAGGAAGAGGTCAGGCAGTACATGCTCACTCAAATCGTGGGGGTATGATATGGACCCGATCCTGAATGTACTCAGTGTGACCGGAGGCCGGCAGCTCCCGACGTGCGACCTGGCCGGCGCGGAGACGGACCATGTGGCCTGGGTGCGGGAGCCGAGAATCCTGTGGGAGAAGCGCCTGACCGCGAAGCTCTACGTGATCCTCCACCGGGAGCTGCCCATCGGAATCACGTTACCAGATTGGGTGGTGCCCATCTGGACCGACACGCCAGAGTGGGACTTCGTCACGTATCACAACGAGGTCTGGAAGGACTTCGAGGCCCCAGAGCCAGAGGTCAGCTCGGGGACCTTCGTGGAGCGGACGGCCCAGATTGGACCGATCGGGATGAAGATCGTCCAAAAGAACGGCCAGCTTCTCTGGATGAAGCACATCGGCCGGATCCGGATCGACTCGAGGGGATACATCGGCCCACAGGCAGTCGTCCACCGGGCCAAGTTCCGGGCCACGATCCTCGAAGACGAGGTGGCCGTGGGCGCCTTTGGAAACATTGGGCACGGCGCCTTTATCGGGCGCCAGACGATCCTGGCCCCCGGGGTCCTCGTGGGCGGGTCTGTCAGGATTGGGCGCTGCTGCTTTCTTGGGCAGGGATGCAATATTCGGGATAACGTGAGGATTTGTGATCGCGTGAAAATCGGGATGGGCGCCGTCGTGGTGAAGGACATCGACGAGCCTGGAATCTACTTTGGAGTCCCGGCCAGGAGGATTGGAGGCTGGGACGGGAGGTGGTAATGCTTGAGATAAAGGCGGGCAAGAATCTAAAGGTGGGAAGATTTGTTGTCGCTGACGAGGATGTTCGCGTTGGGGACAACGTCACGATTGGGAACTTCGTCTATCTGATGGCAGGCACTGTCATCGGGGACAACTGTGTCATCGGGGAATACGTCAGGACGGGCAAGGACTGCCGGATCGGGGACAACGTGACGATCAAGTGCCGAGCAACGATCTCGCCCAAGACGAAGATCGGGAACGATGTCTTCATCGGACCACATGCCATGATCCTGCACGCCCTGCCGGACGGCAGCCATGTCCCGTCGACCGTCCAGGACAAGGCGTACCTGGGCGCCTGTTCCCTGGTAGGCCCCAACGTGATCATCGGTGAGGGTGTAATTCTGGGGGCCATGGCATTCGCGCTGCGGGACTGTGTTGAGCCGGGGGGTCTGTACGTTGGAATCCCCGCGAAGCTGAGAGGGCGATGATGCAAGAGGAGCAGCTTTTGATCGATCATCCGGATGGTCGAGCTGCCCTGGTTGGCCCAGCGGGGGATCGAGTTCTCAAGAAGATTCGGAAGGACGGCGGCTTCTACGAGGGCAGGCTCTTGAGTTACCTAACGAGAATGGGCCTCCTCGAGGAAGACATGGTTGTGGTGGACGCGGGAGCCCACATCGGGAATCACACGATTTTCTTCTCGTGGGCCTGCAAGAAGGTCATCGCTTTTGAGCCCTCCAGGGACTCGTATGCGTTTTTGCGGAGGAATATCTGGGAGAATCGCCTCGACAACGTGGAGACGTACAACCTGGCCCTGTCGGCAAAACCGGCGCGGCTTCGACTATCTCTCCTGTCTGTGATCGGTGATACGGGGAACAGGTTCTGGTGGTATGAGGGGGAGGAAGGAGGGCCGGAGCCCGCTCGAATGCAATACTTTCGGAGAGCTGAGCGGGAGGTTTTGTGTGATTCGGTTCCGTTGGATTCCTTCAATTTCTCCTCCCTTGATTTTCTGAAGATCGACGTGGAAGGGATGGAGCTGGAGGTTCTGGACGGGGCGGAGAAAACGATCGAGGAATTTTTGCCCCTGGTCATGATCGAGGTTCTGTCTTCTACAGCGAAGCCCGTCGAGGAGTGGCTTCAACTGCGTGGGTACTGGAAAGATACCGCCTGGGCCAGGCGGCCGGGTAAGTGCAGAACTTGGCTGATGAGGAGGCCGGAATGCCCATAGGATGGAAGTCCAAGATCGGATCCGGGACGCGGATTCATCACAAGGAGCTGGTGAACATTTACGGCGACTGTCGAATTGGGAAGGACTGCGTGATCGGGGCCTTCGTCGAGATCGGTCCGGGCGTGCGAATCGGCGACCGATGCCGGGTCCAGTCCAAGACTTACATCCCGAAGGGGGTCTTCATCGGGGACGACGTGTTCATCGGCCCGGACGTGACCTTCCTGAATGACAAGAAGCCCCCCAGTGAGGGTGTGCACTGGGCTGAGATATACGTGAAGGATGGGGTCTCGATCGGCGGCGGGGCCCTGATCCTGCCAGGGGTCGTCCTTGGCGAGGGCTGCATGATCGGCGCCGGCGCGGTCGTGACGAAAGATGTTCAACCTGGGGAGACAGTCGTGGGGGTACCAGCGAAATGTATGACTTCATCATCCTGATGCCGACATTTAATCGATCGAGCTTTGTCGAGGCAATCGTCAAGCAGCTGAAGCAGGAGGCCAAGGAGTGCGGGTACACGATCCTCCACTGCCTGGCGGATGATGGGAGCGATTTCCGCTTCCATCCGTACAAGGAGCTGGCGAAGAAGTGGTCCGAGCCCTACTACAGAATCCAGCATGAGAGGAACTTCAAGAATTTTGGGAGGAAGGGTTTCTGGAAGACCTGGAACGTGCTCTTTGGGATGGCCCAGAAGGAGGAGTGGCAGTACGCGATCGCCCTGCCTGACGACTGCGTCCTGTGTATCGACTTTCTGGGACGTGTTTCTGCCCATTTTGAGGCCATCTATAAAAACCGGGATGGCCGGGCAGTGGCGATGAACCTGCGTGTGAGCGCCAAGAGGAACTGGCTCAAAAATCGGTGGGTCGACGGCGCCTTCGTTGCCCGGCGCGAGTTCTTCCAGGTGCTCGATTGGAAGATGAAGCCAGTGGCCGGCACCTGGTTCGACGGGACCTCCAGGAACCGGAATCCGGCCAGCTCGGGTGTGGGGAAGCAAATGTCCGACAGGATGGCAGCAAGCCAGCAGTATCGGATCGCCCGAGTGCGGAACGTCTCCTTCATCAAGACGACTGGCGCCGATTCGGTTATGTTCCCGCGAGATCAGTTCCCGAGGCGGAAGACGTCCTGGGGGCTGCACAACTTCATCGACGATGCCGACAAGAAAGACTCCGACCTCAAGAAGAAGGAATCCCAGAAGGTACCGCCCCCCATGGAGGACGTGGGTGAGAGCCCGAAGCTCGCGCCTGGTCGGGCCTTCGGCATTATTGGGGAGGGTCGGATCTCGGAGCGGCACAAGAAAGCCATCGGCAGGATCGGCGGAGAGATCCGGGCCATCTACGACCCGGCCAAGTCAAGCCAGGCCGAGACGAACGGGCTTTACCATCGGGGACTGGACGCGGATTTCTTTGGCGAGGTCGACTGGGTGGTCGTGACCTCCCCGACTCACCTGCACTATCAGCACGTCAAGATGTCCCTGGCTCGCGGGAAGAAGGTCATCTGCGAGAAGCCCTATGTGCTGCCGTGGCAGCCCGTGATCGACTCCGAGAACGTGTTCGTCGTCCTCCAGCTCCGGTGGGCGGGTCTGCCAAAGCGGGCGAAGGAGGTCCGGCTTATTGCCTCGAGGAACGATGCCTATTTCACGGGATGGAAAGGGAAGCCCCTGCTGACAGGCGGGCTGTTCTTCGACTTGTTTATCCACTATATCGACCTGGCCAGGATGTATGGCGGCACATTCCACGGGAGGGTCAACCCAAACGGTCCCCAGGAGAGGTGGGTCGATCAGTACGACCTGATGAAGATCGACATGGACGCGGCGTATGCCCGGATGTACCAGGACATCGTGTTCGAGGGTAAGGGCATCCGGCCGGCACACGTAGCCGAGCTTCACTGGCTCCTGGGAAAATACACCGGCCGATTCGGGGCTGGGAAGGAGATCCTGGAGAAGGACATCGTGGTGACGCCCGATGAGCTGGTTTGATCAATACAGAGAGGATTTTGAGAAGGCCGTGGTCCTCGGGGTCCGCCAGGGGCTCCTCGGGAAGAAGAAGGCCGTCCCGGTGAGTGCCGGCAAGCTGGCCAAAAGGAAGATCGGAGCCATCCTGGGGGACCAGGTCAGGTCGGAGGAGATCATCGTTCTGGATTACTATGGATACATGAAGAAGAGCCAGGGCTTCCAGGCCATGGTTCGGGAGGTGATCGCGTCACTCAAGGGAAAGCAGCTCAAAATGGTCGAGGCGCCGGTCGTGCATTTTAACAGCATCCGCCTGGAGATCCTGGCAAAAATTGCACCCGACCTGGTTACAAAATTTGCCGAGTTCAAGAAGGCGGTCCTGGACGCCAGGGAGTTCAACCATAACTACAAGGCATGATATGGGACTGAAAAAGAGGTTCAAGAAGCTCAAGAAGAAGGTGGACAAGCTCCGAACGGTGGGTGATTACAAGATTGGAATTAAGCTCAAACCGTTTGGGAAGAAGCCGGTGTGGCCGGAATCACAGGATGAACTCGAAAGGAGGTGGTCGGAATGAGCATTCTGGAAGATATTGTCGGAACGGTGGAGAAGATCGCGGACAAGATCGTCGGAGTGGTCAACGTCATCATCGACTGGACGAAGTCACCAGAGGGGCAGGCGGTCACGAAGGTCTGCGTTGAGGCGGTGACCATCATTGTGAAAATCTTCGAGCTGGTCAACCCGACACGCATGACAGGAGACGAGAAGCGGGAGGCGACTCGAAAGATTGTCCGGTTCATTCAGGCGGCACCACCAGAGGTTTTTGATCGGCTGGCAGAGTTGAACAGGATCGGCGATCTGGACAATCTGACCTACGCCCAGCTCGACGGCCTGATCGGGAACGTGATCTCCGGCTGCATGGAGGAGAAGCACGAGAAAAGGAGGAAGTCGGGAAAGACTAGATAGGAGGCGAAAATGCTGATCAACAAGATCCGCCTGGCAATCGGCGGAAAGAAATCGATTGCCACCTCGCTCGTTCTGATCATCGGGACCGTGGCCTCCATGTACGGGCTGGAGATCCCAAAGGAGATCCAGAAGGAGCTGGTGGTCGTCATTGGTAGCTTGATCGCAATCTTCCTACGCCTCGGGATGAAGAAAGCGGAGAACGCCGCGAAGGAGGCGACGGAAGAGGTCAAGAAGATCAAGGAGGGAAAGACATAGGAGCGTTCCATGCCTGACCTGAGTGTGATCATTCCTTACGTGAATGAATATCCGCTGATCTGCACGACGCTACGAACGATTGGGGAGGAGCTGAAGGGTCACGTCGACTTCGAGGTGATCGCCGTCGACAACTGGTGCGATGCCGTGGAGCAGCAGGGGCGGAAGCCGGACCGGGGCCACAGCCTGGTCCATGCCATGGCTCAGGGGATCCCGTGGCTGAGGACCATGAAGTACAACGCGAGGCTCTCCCACTGGCAGGCCAAACGCCTGGCCGTGGCCTCGAGCGAGGCGCCGTTCCTGTTCTTCTGTGACGCGCACGTCCTGCCGGCGAATGGGGCCCTCCGGCGAATGTTCGAGGTCTACTCCCTCCGGCACGAGGATCTGGACGGCTCCATCCATCTGCCGCTGACCTACCACCTCCTCGAGGAGAAGCGCCTGATCTACTCCCTGAAGTGGAAGCCCGAGGCGGCCGAGGTCCACTACACCTTCCGGGGGGCGCTCAACAAGAACCTCTACGAGGTCCCCTGCATGTCCTCCTGCGGTCTTATGATTACCCGCGAATTGTACGACCTGGTCGGCGGATGGCCTGCGGAATTGGGGATCTACGGCGGCGGGGAGAACTTCATGAACTTCACCCTCGCGGTCCTCGGGAAGAAGAAGTGGATCTGCGGGACCGATCCCCTGTATCACCACGGGGACAAGCGGGGGTACAACTGGAACTTCTGGGATTATGAAAGGAATAGATTGATCGCCACATATCTGTTCGGGGGCCCGGATTTTGCGTCCCGGTTCGTGGACCAGCGGAAGAAGGTGCAGAGCAAGCGGCAGTTCTGGTCCGTCTATCAGGACGTGCTGGACAAATGCGGGGAACACCGACAGTGGATTGAGGATCGACAGGTCATGACCATCCAGGAGTGGGCCTCTAAATGGACTGGAAAGGGGGTGAGAAATGAGGGACTTCCGGATCAACGGCAAGACGCTGCTCCTTGATCTGTTCAAGTGCGATCGAGAGAAGCTCCAGGACGTGGGACTCCAGCACGCCCTCCTCGTGGAGCTTCCCGAACGCATCGGGATGCACCCGATTACGGCGCCCCAGATTGTCCGGTGGGATGTCCCTCAGTGTGAGAACAAAAAATGGTGGGGATACAGCGGGACCGTCCTGTTCGCCGAGAGTCACGCATATTTCCACACCTGGCCGGAGGGGGGATTTGTTATGGTCGATCTGACCTCGTGCAAAGACTTCGATGAGATTGTCGCCCTCGAGCAGGTCAGAGAGGTCTTCGGGGCCGAGATCGTCGTGCCGAGGGTTTTGTCGAGAGGACGGTGGTTCTATGACACAGCAGCTACAGAGGCGACTGGAGGAATGGCTGAACCCGCTCAGTTTGTGGGCACTCCTGGGGGGATCGAGGTGGATGTTCCGCGTGGTCCAGCTATACGAGAAATGGGTCTGGAGGCTCTGGCTGATGGAATGGGTCGAAAAACAGGGGAGGAAAGGACATGAAACCAGACTCGATCGTGCTGCACCACAGTCTGACGCCGGATTATCACACGGTCAGCTGGCGGGCCATCCGGGGGTACCACACCCAGAAACTTGGGTGGCAGGACATTGGGTACCATTTCGGAATCGAACGGGTCGGGCGGGTGTATGAGGTCTTCGCCGGCCGGCCGCTGAACATGGTCGGGGCCCACTGCAAGCAGCAGGGGATGAACCATCGATCGATTGGGATTTGTTTTGTGGGGAACTTCGACGATTCGGAGGTGCCGGATCGGCAGTGGCTCACGGGGCTGAAACTGGTCAAGGGGCTCATCGACGTTCTCGAGATCCCGAAGGAGAGCATCCATGGGCACAACGAGTTCGCCACATACAAGACGTGCCCCGGGAGCTTCTTCGATGTGGAGCAGTTTATCCAGGAGCTGTGAGAAAGTCCTTGATAAATACCGTCACCTATGGTACGGTGGAGGTAACCCTTTACAATGATGGAGGAAACGATGTCATTAACAAAGAAGGACCTGGCGCTCCTGATCCATATCGACAAGGATCCGGAGAGCGACCTTGTTCCAGAGGCGGACGAAAGGATCAAGCGGCTCCTCAAGGCCGGGCTGATCGATGAGTCGATCGACCTAACGGCCGAGGGGGTGGAGGCCATCGAGAGGATCCAGACCCTGACCGAGAAGCTCTCCCGTGGCATCCCGATGGCGGAGCGGAAGCAGGTCGACCCGGAGAAGGTCTACACGGACCGAGCCGTTGCCCTCTGGCGGACCGGGACGGTCGGCAAGAAGCCCGTGGTCACGGACGGGACCATGATCTACGTCGGGAAGCCGGTCGCCGGCATGAAGGCGGAGAAGGGATCCACCGACGCCCGGAAGATGCTGCCGCGAATCGTGGCCCAGCAGAAGGGGGACTACGTCGAGGTGACGCCCACCTACTACCAGACGAACGGGAAGGTCCTCGGGATCGAGCTGGTCTGGCTGGAGAACAAGGAGGCCGGCGTCCGGGCGGCCATCCAGGCGATGTACTACGACTTCGTCCTGAACAAGTTCCCGAGCGCGAAGTGGCTGGCGACGAACGAGAAGGTGGCGGTCAAGGCATCGGTGAAGGGAAAAGGAATCACGAAGGACAACGTGGTGGCCCTGGTGATGCCCTATCTCACGACAGGATGGAAGGAGCCGGGGCGCGGCGATGCAAAGTAAGAAGTGTAAGGACCGATCATGCCCCCTCTGGAGAAAGATCGAGGTCAGGTACGAGGGGAATCTGAAGGCCGACATCGCGGTGGTCGGAGAGTCCCCGGGGCAGACCGAAGAACGAAAAGGTCGACCCTTCATCGGGCGGGCCGGCGTTCTCGGAAAGGAGGTCACGGCCGAGGCGGGCTTGGAGTGGAAGGAGATGTTCATCCTGAACTCGGCCCGATGCCGGATCGAGAAGAAGGAGATGTCCACGAAGGAGATAACGGCCACGTTGAAGTGCTGCCGGCGCCGCGTGGAGACCGCTTTGAGCCACATCCGATCCGGCCAAGGTCCACAGTGCATCGTGCTCTTCGGGGACTACGCGATGCGTCAAATACTCCGGAAGTCGGGAATCCGGAAGGCGAGGGGGAGATGGGTCTGGTCGGACGAGTTCACCTGCTGGGTGATGCCTACCTTCCACCCGGCCTACATCCTCCGGAACCCCGGCGAGCGGGAGTTCCTCTTGCACGACCTCAAAACGGTGGCGGCCTTCAAGGAGCGGGGGTTCAAGCACGAGGAGAAAGACGAGGCTCTCGACTACCGCGAGATCGTCGACTTCAGGCAGGTCATCGAAGAAGGCGCCTACGTGTCCGTCGATACAGAGAGCCAGGGTCTGGACTGGACGAGCCCGAACTTCGTGATGCTGTCCGCCTCGGTGAGCGATGCCCGGGGGAGGGCGTACCAGGTGAGCTTCTACGAGGAGTGCCCGCCGGCCAGGGCGAAGCGGGTGATCCAATGGCCGAGGGTGCCAGAAGGTGGGAAGAGGAAGGAGGAGGCCAAGGTCGGGATCCGGAAGTGCAAGCGCTTTCAAAGCCGGGTCAACGGTCTCCGGTGGCTGCTCGAGAACGGGAAGGTCAAAAAGGTCATGCAGCACGGAAATTTTGATCTCCACTGCTTCGACAGGTTCTTCCAGGACCTCGGGGTCCCGTGGGAGCTGAACGGCTACGTGATGGACATCCAGGCCGCCGCCAACGTGCTCGACGAGAACCTCTACAAGCTCGCCAGCCTCGAGGACCTCCAGGGGTTCTTCACGGACTACGCGGAGGACTACGCCAGAAAATTCGATCAGACGCACGACAAGGGGGATATGCTGGCCGTTCCGGCGGAGGCAAGGCTCTCCTATGCGTGCGCGGATGCGGACGTCACCAGGCGGGCCGCCCTGGAGATCCGGAAGCGGCTGATCCAGAGCCCGAAGCTCGCCCGCTATTACGTCCGGATGGTCCATCCAACGCTGACCGGGGCCCTGCGGGCGCTGGAGGCGAACGGCGCCTGGATCGACCCGGAGATGCTGCCACAGACGACCGAGGAGGTCGAGAACCTCTGGAAGGAGGAGGTGAAGGGGGCCCTCAAGTGCACCCCTCGAGCCGTCAAAAAGGCCCACGTCAAGAAGGGGTTGAAGCTCACGCGGGACGAGTTCGTCCGGGATGTGCTCTTCGACGAGGACGGGTTTGGCCTCCCCGTTGACAAGACGACGGCAGGGGGCGCCCCCAGCATCGACAAGGAGGTCCGCCGGACCATGCTCGACCGCCGGCTGTCCGCCAAGTCCAGGGGGTTCATTACCCACTACAACGAATGGAGCGAGCTATACACCCTCTGGAGCCGGTACCTCCGAGGGTTTGGGAAGCACATCCGCGTGAACGGCCGGATCCACTCCTCGATGAGCCTGGCGACCACGGTGACGGGCCGGGTGGCCAGCCGGAACCCGAACATGCAGAACAACCCGAAGCGATCGAAATCGGCCACGAAGATCCGCCAGCTGATCGCGGCGCCCCCAGGCTGGGTGCTGCTCGCCGCCGACGAGGAGCAGTGCCTTGTCCCAGAGACAGAACTGATTACTATTGACGGGATTAAAACGCTGGCTCAGGTAATAGAGAAGAGGATCCCAGTCCTGGCAGTTACTGAGGACTGGGATCTATCTTTTCAGCGTGTAATAAATGTATGGAGCACCGGGAAAAAGGAGATCCTGGAAATTACCCTTGAGGATGGGGCCATCGAAAAGTGCTCCAAAAATCATAGATTTAGGAGATGGTCTGGGGAGTGGGCATACGCAGAAGACCTTTGTCCGGGGGACCGATTGGCCCATATAGCTCAGACGGAGTCGATGGGATACCCCGCATGGAGGATTGGTCGAATGGGGTCCAGGGGGGCCGCTTCGGTAAGGTGCCATCGAGTAGTCGGGGAGTTCCTGGCGCGGGACACGACCTGGAAAAAGTGGGAAGCTCACCACCTAGATGGAGACAAACAGAACTGGTTTCGGAAGAATATTGGGGTTCTTCCCAGAGGAGAGCACAAGAGGGTCCATGCGGTGGGCAAGAAGAATCCAAACTATGGAAACAGACACGGGTCCTATATTATGTGCCCGGTGTGTGGGAAGCGAAAATACCTCCCACCATCGAGAGCGGCTGTCGAGATCACCTGCTCAAAAAGATGCAGTAATCTGGCCTTTCCAAGGCGTGTCCACGGGAACCACAAGGTTGCTGCTATTTGTAAAAACGGCGTGCGGGAGACCTTCCAGATTGAGGTTGAGAATGTCCACACGTACGTCCTGGCAAGTGGGCTTGTGTCCAAGAACAGCGAGCTACGATGGGCGGCCCATGTGTCGAACAGCTCCTCGATGATCAAGGTCTTCAGGAACGGGGCCGACATCCACACCGTCACGGCCCAGTCGATGACGAAGTGGGACGAGATGGACGCCCTGGCCCGGAAGGAGTCCAGGCAGAGGGCGAAACCTGTGAATTTTGGCATGTTGTACCTGATGTCGGCAGCCGGCCTCTCCCGCTACGCGAAGATGGAGTACGGTGTGAGCATGACCGAGCAGGAGGCCGAGCGCTACATCAGGATCTGGTTCAGAACCTACCCGGAACTCCGCGACTATCATCGGAAAACGATCGATTTTTGCAAGCGATACGGGTATGTGGAGAGCCCTCTCGGCCGGCGCCGGCGCCTCCCGGAGATCAACTCCGACGACAAGTGGGTGAGGCACGAGGCCGAGAGGATGGCGGTCAACCATCCGATCCAGGGTCCCTCGAGCGACGTGGTGCTCTTGTGTTGCAACGAGCTGCTCCGCGAGGAGATGCTGGATCCGACCGAGGCGTTCCCGGTGCTGTTCGTCCACGACGAGCTGGTCTTCCAGGTCAAGGACACGAGCAGGATTCAGGACTACGCCAAGGCGATCAAGCACGCGATGGAAAATCCGCCACTGAAGCGAGACTTCGGGTTCAGGCTCCGCGTACCCCTGGCCTCTGAGATCAAGGCCGGCCCGAACCTGGCGAAAATGGAAACCATTATGTGAGGAGGTTGACATGGCAGAAGAAAAGCCAGAGACCCAGGTGGTCAAGATTCCGTCGCTCATCGAGCAGCGGAAACTCCGGGCGGCCCGGAAACAGAAGCTCAGGGAGGTCGGCATGACCCTCAAACAGCTGGACACGACCCTCCAGAGCCGGCAGCCGTCAGAGGAGGAGGACGATCCGTTCACATCTATGTACGACAAGTACAAGCTGCTCGAGCCCACATACGCCTTCTCGACCCTGTACCGGGTCTACGAGGAGAGCGATGCCCTCCAGGAGTGCGTGGACGCGATGATCCAGAACGTGGATGGCTTCGGGTTCCAGCTCCTGTACCTGGGGGACGACACCGACGGATCGAAGGACAGCCCCAAGGCCCAGAAGCAGAAGACCAAGTGCGAGTCGTTTTTTGACTACGCGAACGAGACCCAGAGCTGGCGGACCATCCGGAAGCTGATGCGGGTTGACCTCGAGGCCCTCGGGAACGGCGCCTTCGAGGTGGTCCGGAACAACGCCGGCAAGGCCCAGCTCGTCTACCATCTCCCCTTCAAGCAGATCCGGATGTCCAGGTACGACGGCTCGGCCGTCACGGTCCCGGTGACCCTGAAGCGGGACGGTGAGATGATCAAGATCAAGGTCAAGAAGTATTTCCGGAAGTACGCCTACGTCAGCTCGACCACGGGGAAGAAGCTCAGGTGGTTCAAGGCGTTCGGCGACCCACGCCCGATGAATGCGTTGACGGGTGACTACAAGAAAACCGGGCCCCAGGCGAGCGAGCTGCTGCATTTCAAGCTCCCGTTCGCCGGCTACAGCTACGGGATGCCCAGGTGGATCGGCTGCATCCTGGATGTCATGGGGCGCCGGAGCGCCCAGTACGTCAACTGGGACGTGCTCGAGAGCCAGGGGATCCCGCCGATGGCGATCATGGTCTCCGGGGGCGTGCTCACGGACGAGTCGTTCGACGAGCTGGAGGAGATGATCCGGGGTCTCCGGGGGCCGGAGAAATGGAACCGGATCCTCATCCTCGAGGCGAACGTCGAGACGGTGGGGATGGAGGAGAAGAACACGGCCAAGCTCGAATTGAAGAACCTCTCCGACTTCCGGAAGGAGGATCTGATGTTCGACAAGTATCTGATGTCCACCGAGAAAACGGTCCGCCACCGGTACCGGCTGCCTCCCCTCTACGTGGGCGGCGCCGAGACCTTCACGTACGCGACCGCGAAGGCCGCCCAGACGATCGCCGAGGAGCAGGTCTTCATCCCCGAGCGGGAGGGGTTCGACGAGGAGGTCAACCGGAAGCTCGTCCTCCCGGAGCTGGACGTGGATCTCTGGAAGTACGTGTCAAAGGGTCCCCGGGCGATCAGCTCCGACGAGCTGTCGAAAGGGGTTCGGGCTTTCGTCACGGCCGGCGCCGTCACGGTCAACCACGCGGTCGACCTGGCGAACCGGGCCTTCGGCCTCGAGATGTCGAAGTACAAGGACAAGTGGGCAGATTATCCGATCAACCTGGTGCTCGAGCTGGTCAAGAGCGGGAAGATCAAGGGGATGGAGGAGGTATCCGACGGAAACGTCGAGGCCGCGCCTCCTGTGGCCGGCGGGCCGCCCGTGGCTGGAGAGCTGCCGCCGCCGGCCGGCCAGCAGCGCCTCCTGCCCGTGAAGGTGCTCAAGAGCGATATGTTCTCCAAGGAGGAGAAACGGATTTACAAGAAGCTGGTCTTCCTCCAGGACGCCATCGACCGGGGGCTGGATACGGGCGAGATCGCGGAGGAGGACCTCGAGGAGGCGTCGTTATGATTCGCGTGGGGATCGTGGGAAATGGCGAGGTGGGCAGCTCCCTGGCCAGGCTGTACGAGGAGGTGATGGTCGAGGACGTGGCGATCGAGGACCCCGCCTTCGACCTGGTATTCCCGGACGAGGAGATCGAGCTGATCCACATCTGCACACCGTACTTTGAGGGGTTCGAGCAGATGGCGGTCGAGAAGTGGGAGCGACACGACCCGGACCTGGTGATCATCAACTCGACCGTGCCGGTGGGGACCACCCGGAGGATCTGGGACGCGACGAAGAAGGCGGTCCACTCACCGATCCGAGGGGCCCACCCGAACCTGACAGACGATCTCAAGGTGTTCGTCAAGCACATCGGGGCCGATGATCGGGAGTCCGGGGAGCTGGCCGAGAGCTATTTCCGCGAGCTGGATCTCCCGACCCGGGTCTACCAGGACTCCCGGACGACCGAGCTGGCCAAGCTCCTGTGTACGACCTATTATGGCGTGTGCATCTCGTACACGCAGTTCTGCAAGGACCTGTGTGATCGGGAGGGCCTCGAGTTCGACGAGGTGGTGACCGCCTTCCTGGAAACCCTGAACGATGCGGTGGCGAAGCTCGACCGGAAGTGGGCCTTGAGACCGATCCTCTATCCGCCGAACGGACCCATTGGGGGGCACTGTGTCGTGCCGAACGCCCGGATGCTCGAGGAGCAGTACGGTAAACACCCACTACTGGAGGACATAAAATGAAAAAGACATGGCTGATCGTTTTGTTGTTTGTCCTGATTCCATCGTTTGCGTTCGGTGCAACCTATTACTTTGACACGACCTGTACGGACACGAATCCAGCTTCAGGAACTCCTGACGGAACGAACTACGACCCTACTGGACCGTCCTGCTCTGGAGGATCGGATAGCTACTACGTGACGCTTGCGGATTTCAATGTCACGAATTGGGGCACAAGTGCGGAGATCCTGTTTCGTCGTGGACAAACTTGGTCTGGAGCATTAAAACCGTTCATCGACTTGTCCGAATGCACCTTCGATAACAGCGACCACAAGATCATGATTCAGATCAAGAGGTGAGGCCATGAAAACAGGGGAACACAGCTACCGGTGGTGGAGGTTTGAGATCGGATGGTGTCCAGTCTCGGCGTACGAGACCTCGATCGGCGCGAACGCCCACTATCTCTGGGTGTCCCTGTTCGGGCTCTACGCCGAATTTGTGTGGAGGAGACAATGATTGACTGGAAGAACTTGAAGGCCCTCCTGGCGGTCGTTGCCCTGGTGGCCGGCGGGATCCTCTACTTCGCCCCGAACGCCAGGCTCGAGCAGCTGTGGCGCCGGGTCGACAGGAGCGAGATCAACCAGGAGATGCTCTTCCAAAAGAAGGTGATCATGATGCTCAAGCAAAAGTGCGAGGCCGGCCAGTGTGATGCCAATGAGAAGATGTGCTACGAGGAGGCCCAGCACGAACTGGAAAACCTCAGGGAAGAAAAAGTGAGGTTGAAGGCGAAATGAGACATATCTGGACACCGAGAAAGAAGAAGGAGTTCCAGGAGGGGCAGGTCCTCGATGACCTCCACCGGCTCGAGAAGGAGAACGAGGAGCTGCGGGAGCGGCTCAAGAAGCTGGAGCTAGAGCAGCCGCCGCTCCAGCTCCCGCACGTCCAGGTCCTGCCGGCCCCGGAGGATTACCGGGAGAGCTACGACATCCGCTGGGGAACGACGACTGGCGGAATCGCAAGTGGATCGGATTACTACTATGTGTCTTCAGTGTCGTACACCGACGCAGGAGGAGCTGTCCCAGCTTGACTCCTGGGACCTGGCGTTCCTGACTGCAACCGGCCACGTCGAGTGGATGGACACGTTCGACGCGAGCTTCTTCGCCATGAAGGCCCTCGAGGGGCACGGCGCGAAGGAGTACCTGTGGGGGCCCCAGGCCGACCTGATGATCAAGGCCATCGTGGGCGCCTACAATCGGGTCGGCCGGAAATACACCGACGAGATCGTGGCTGCCTTTGACCGGACCGGGGACATCTCCGTCCACCGGGGGAAGATGGCCAAGGCACTCAGGCGCTCGGAGAAGATGGGCCGGGAGATGTGGCTCGCCTGTGGGGGCAAGATCCGGACCGTCCTCGAGGAGACGATTGAGGCGTCGAAGAGGCACTTCAACCGACAGCGCCGGCAGGCCCTGAAGCAGGTCACCCAGGAGAACTGGGAGGCGTACCTGGCCGCCGCCGAGGCCGATCACGTCGCCGCCTACATGCAGCAGTACCCCGGCCGGATCCTCCACCCCGAGGTCGATCGCCTCGTGAAGATCGCGGAGACGAGCCCGAGGTCCCGCCCGATCGACCTGGGGCAGCTCGATGAGCGGATCGGGAAGATTCACGACCGGGGCGAGAACTATTTCAATAACCTATCCGATGTGCAGGTAGGCAGGACCTGGACCCACTCCGGGCTCCAGCTGGCCATGGAGCAGAACGTGACCGAGTACATGATCGTGGCCGAGGGGGACCGGAGGACCTGCCCGGTGTGCCGCACGCTCCACGGCCGGCGCTTCTCCGTGCCGGCGGTCCACGCGCAAACAGAGGCAACGCTCGCGCTTACGGATGCAAGCGAGATTGCCCAGGCAGCGCCTTTTCCAAGACTTAATCAGCTTGACAACCAGAGCCGGGAGGCGATCCGGGCCATGGATCTGGCGCCCCCCTTCCACGGTCGGTGCCGGTGCGATGTCGTGTTCCTGTGGAGTGAGGTCGGAGTGGAAATCCCGGCCGATCCGGAATTGACGAAGTTCGGCGACGGTCTGCTGAAAGCGGCCACGAAGGCGGAACCGGGGACGACGAAAGTCCTCCAAGGAGTGGCCGAGGAATACGGCGCCAGGATGGAAGGGCTTGATTTCCGGATTAAGGCCCGGAAGTCCATGCTGCGGAAGATGCGAAACGAAATGGCGGACAACCCAGCGTGGAAGCTCGCGGATCTGGCCCAGGAGGATGTCAACGATGTCCTCCGGTACACGATGATGTCGACCGACTACACGTACACCTCGACCGTGACGAAGACGCTGCGCCGGCTCAAAAGCGAGGAGCACCAGATCCTCCGGATGCGAAACTACTGGACGAAGGACGGCTACAAAGGTGTAAACTGTGTGATGAAGAACCCACAGGGCGTGAAGTACGAGCTTCAGTTCCACACACCGAAATCCCTCGACGTGAAGGAACGGATAAGTCATCCACTCTACGAGAAGCTCCGCGTGACCCGGGATCCGGACGAGATTGCCGCACTGGAGAAGAAGATCGCGGATGCCTGGCGGAGTGTGCCAAAGCCCACCGGCGTCCATCAGCTCGACCTGGACGTGATCGACCTGACCGACATCTACACGGCCAAGGACATGCGGAAGCTGGGCGCCTCCCTGCGGCACACGGCGCTGGTCAACGAGAAGCCCACCACGGCCCTGCTCAAGAGGGTCGCCGAGCAGGAAGGGGCCCAGATGGAGGGCCTGAGCTTCCGGATCAAATCGTCAAAATCCACACTCCGGAAGATGCGGAACGAGCTGGCCGACAACCCTGCGTGGGACCTGGCCGACATGGCCCGGGAAGATGTGAACGACATCCTCCGGTTCACCATGTTGGCCGATGAGGGGGCATACGCGAAAACCGTCACGAACAGCCTGAACCAGCTGAAGCGGGAGAACCACCAGATCCTCAAGGTCAAGAATTACTGGTCGAAGGACGGGTACAAGGGGGTCAACTGTGTCATCAAGGACCCGAACGGGATCAAGTATGAGCTTCAGTTCCACACGCCGGAGTCCTTCTACGTGAAGGAGATGTACTCCCACCCGCTATATGAGAGGCTCCGGGTCTCCACGGACATCGACGAAATCTTCTCCCTGGAGAAGCAGATCGTCGATGTCTGGAAGCCGGTTCGGGCGCCGCGTGGCATCGAGACCGTGACAGGGGAAGCCTTCGACGCGATCCCGCTCTACACCCTGGAGGACATCAAGATCCGGGGGGCCCGCCTGGTCGACCTGGCAAAGCTCGACGAGGAAGTAACGACCGCTATGCTGAATCGGTACGCCAAAGAAGCCGGCGGATCGCTGGAGGGCCTGGAGTTCCGGATCAAATCCAATAAGTCCCTGTACCGGAAGATGAGGACCGAGCTTCGAGAGAATCCGTCCTGGACGATTGACGACCTA